CCAAATAAAGAGTGGCGTAGCTAATGCAAGCCTAATAGAATCATCTGCCATACCAACAACTTCACCTAATAGAATAAGTAAGTATACTGTTGTGCTTATAGCAGCAATTACTCCAATACCATAACCTAGATCTTTTAATTTTTCTTTCATAATATAGTCCTTTTAAATAATAATTTCTATTATAACAAATTTGAAGTAGTTTGTCAATAGATAATTTGCCAATCAATGTTTGCTTCGTCAAACATGTCCGAAGATTTTTTAAACGAATCCAACCATCTCTGTGGAACATCATCAGCAGCCATTACAATTCTATTTATGCCTACTTGAATAATTCCCTTTGTGCATTCACTGCAGACTGGTAAACCCCATACATATAGTGTAGAGTCTTTCAACGATATCCCATTAAAGGTAGCATTATATATTGCATTCATTTCAGCATGTACAACGAGTTCATATTTCAGTTCTCTGTTTTCATACTTCTCTGGTGCGTCATCAATACCTTTTGGAAATCCGTTATAACCAGTCGCAAGAATTCTTTTGTCTTTAACAATAATTGCTCCAATCTTTTTACTAGGATCTTTAGACCAAGTAGAGATTTCTTGAGCAAGTCGTATAAAGCGGTTGTCCCATTTATTTTCCTGCATTAATTAACGCCTCAACTTGGTCGAAGTGTCTTTCATAAACATGGAAGTTAGTAGCAGTCCAAATAAGATCACCTACTTCAACTTCAAGATCGTAAGCAAGTTGGTTCTGAACAAACTTTGCCCAAGCGTAATCATTATTATAACCAAAGACTGCGTCGTTAGATCTCATTACATAATGGGAAATAAGTTTGCCATCTCTAATCATAAATGTATTACTAAAGGTACACATAAAGTCGTTCATACCATCTCTGCTGTAATCAAGATGCATACTTGGTCGATTATAAATCATAGCAGCTCTACGGCTGTTTGGATTAGTTCTCAACTCTCGAAGTACATGACTATACTGATTACCATTCTCTTCAGAGTAAATACACCAACCATAATTAGAATTAATCTTACCTTCGTTAGAAGATATGTCTTTCCAAATCTGTGGTGTCTCTCCAGGAATATCATCAACATATAAAGACTCGGACATGTACCATTCTAGTTCACGTTCAATATACTTATACGCAGGTTTACGAATTACATAGTCTTCATCGGCAAGAAACGATTCGCCAAAGACTTCGATAGTTTTTGCACCAGTACGATCAACAGTAAAATCTTCAAGAAGATACTTGTTCATAATGATATTACGAATGTCTTGGACTTGTTTCATTAGATGGTTTCCATTAAAGCTTCAATATCAGATACTTCAGCAACTAGGTCTGAAACATTTTGATTATGGAAAGCTCTTGCGGTTTTCCTTAGGATTGATTTTGGGATCTGAACTTCTTCAGCCAAAGCATTGATAGCTTCTTTTTGAAAATCACGTTCTGATTCCATTCTTGTAAATGAATTACTCATTTCTTCCATGCAACCACGGATTCGTTTTTTGTCTTCGTCGCTTGACGGTAATATCACATTGCTCATTATTTAGTACTCCTGTTAAATACATCTTTATTTGAATCCTGACCTTTAATACCGTTGCGACAGTAAGAGACAAAGAAACTTGAATAGTTAATTAAATCTTTTGCTGAATCTTCAAGGGACTCAAAGTTAGGAAGGTAATCGTCTGACTGCATTGCTTCCATTACTGATTTCATACGTAGCATTTTTGCATGCATAATATCATGAATGGTTGTAATTCCGTTAGGATAGTAGTCAGCTTGTTGAACAGTCGAGTTTGGATTTTGATAATCTCTCGACTTTTTCAATTGAAGGTCAACGCACTCTTGTAGTACATCAACCGAAACTGGGTTTGTCTGTTTGGACATAGTTTACTCCATAATAAAAAATATATTATATCAAAGATCTCTGATAATGTCAATAGGAACTTCGTATTTTAAGAAAAGATTTGTCATCTCTGGTGATAGTTTGTCTGATTCGTTATAGGTAAACGACCAAGTAACATAATCAGATTTAGCAGTCCTGTTATCAAAGTAATCAAAAAATACGTCATGCGGTATAACTGAAACTCTATAATCAGAATCTTGTACACCTGACGCATCTACCAAAGCAACCCAGTCACAGTGTCCTTTCTTTTCCTTAAGACTCCATGCACCTAATTTGCCGCTGGTTGGTTTGTTTGCTGTTTTGACTTCAATTCGACCAGGATATCTTGTTTTACCAAGAACATCGAATTTACCGTTGACTGATTCGCCTTCGGTAAGGTTGACTACCTTAGATTCACCCATCGTTCCAATCAGTGATTTGTAGAGGTCGTCAACTCCACTTAATTGACCTTTCTTATGTTTATATAAAGCACGTTCAAGTAATACCGTCAAGTCGTCCATAATGTAAACCTTTATTTAATTTATAGAACAATTATAATCTATATCATAAAGAATGTCAATGGTTTATTTCAGTTATTTAGAGAACTTTTCTCCAAACGTTCTGAATTCTGTTCCTTTTCATCATATGATGGAACTTTTTGTATTGTTTTGCTATGTATTTCATTGTTTCATTCCTGTTTCCTACATGTTACACAAATGTAACATATAAATTTATATATACAGGGAATACCAACAAAATCAATAATTTATACTACTTTAGGAGCAGCTGGGACTATAAACGTTCTAATCGTTGCTAATTTGTCTTCTGCTTCTGCAAGTCTGCCAACTTCAGCATCGATAGTTTCGACAGTACCAGGATGTTCTGCTACTCCAACTCCGTGCTCAAGAAATACAGCGATGTTTGCTGTATGTTCTGCGACTTGTGCTTCGTATTTTGTAATTAGTGCATTCACTAATATTTCTCTAATTGCCATATTTACTCTCCTTTGAGTTTTGGTAGGATACCATGATTGCCTTCATGAGATGGAGACGTCCATCCTTCAGGTTTCATAAGATCAGGTAATCCTAATGGGTTGGGCCGTCCTTCCTTTACTCCAGGTCTTTTGGCCATGTTTGCTTCGAGAACTGCGTCCCAAGCTTTATAAGGATCGACTCCGAAGGCATCAAGAGTACCGATTGCCACTACACAAAGGTCAACTAAACCATCTACGATTTCTTCGGAGTCGATATCTTTTTGCGCTGTTCTTGTTTCATCAAGTTCTTCTTTTAGGAAGTTAACTCTAAATTCCAAAAACGCTTTCAACTTTTCCACATCTGCGTTTGCTACCCAGTTGTGTGTTTTATATTTTGATTGCATATCAACAATATCTTTTACCCAATCTTTACTCATAATAATTCTCTCAATTCATTAAATCCACCGATTGCTTTACCATCCATTGTAATCTGTGGAAAGGTTCTTGCAGTTGGAAACTTTTCAAAAAATTCTTCTTGTTTGTAATCATCACCCAAACTTAGATATTCAAACTCTAATTTCTTAGATTCACATAACTGTTTTGCCATATTACAATATGCACAATTGTCTTTTCCGTATATCTCTATCATACGAGTTTTAATCCACCACTATCTGGCATGATCAGTCCTGTCGTTGCTTCAATTACTTGCTTCTTCAATTCATCCATTGGCTCTGCCAAGAACATAACTGAGTTTTCATTTACTACAATTGGTTCCCTTTTAGCATAAGGAACGAAAGGAACCATTCCAATCTTACCTTCACCTGCTGGGACTAAAAGAATACCATCCGTTAAGGTATAGAATCCTTTATCATATTTTACTTTTGCTACAACTTCTTCACCAGTTGTAAGCCTTACAATTTGTACATCACTCATTAGTGTTCTCCTGTTATTGTGTCTATTATAACACAGTTTGATATAAATGTCAATGGTTTAACTGAAAAAATCTTCAATTGTATCTCTCTTTTCAGCAGACCATCCAACAGCATCAAGAATTGATTGAATAGGACTCAAGAATACTTTATCAAACTGAAGTTCAGTATCAATGTAATTATGTAGTCCTAATTGTTTTGGTAAAAGGCCTGGAACCGATATTGCGTTTTCACGAATAGGATTAGGTACCTTTAAATATAATAACTTGACTTTGTCTCCACCTTGGATAGTTTCAAACTTCTTGTCAAGTCCTTTCTCTTTAAGGAAGTGGTTATACATCAAGGATCCACGAACATGCATTGGAGTACCTTTTCTGTATATAGATCCTTTGTCTTGGTACTTCTTGAGTTCATTAACACCTGAAGTCTTTGCGATAGCAATAGGATCAAGTTTACGAAACTCTTCTTTGAAATCTCGAATAAAGGATTGAGTTGTTGATTCATCTGTATTCATAATAACTTCAAAACATTTCTTCAGTTTATCACGACAGATTTCAGGAGTTGAAGATCTTACCGATTCTAATCCTGTCACTGATATCTTAGGAGTATCGTAATGTACACCTTCAGAGTTTAGTGTATTTAGAATATATCGTTTCTTAGCAACAAAGATACCACGGTGAGCAATCTTTTCACGTTTCATAACCATTGCGTTACGATATGTACCTAGATCAGCTGCAAGCTTTTCATAGCCGTCTTCAATGATTTGTTCTATTTTTGTTGAACATACTCTATCAAGGAACTCTTCACCTTTGTCTTTATCAATATCAGTCGTACCAAATACTTCTGTAATCAGCGGACCAAAGTCAACATAGATAGAGTCAGTATCAATATAGATGATATAGTCATGGTCAGTTGTACCTAGAGTTCTGTTTAAGTAATCATTAACCGACTTTTCAGCATAACGAATACCTAGCTGACCACTTGTCGTAATTGCTTCAGCCATATCGTTAATATAGTATAAGAAATATTTGTTAGCAGTTGCACCATACAAACTGTTCATGGCAATCTTAATTGACATTTGCGAGTTATGTAATTGGTTGATCTCACGCTTGAGCCTTTTGAGCTCAGCAGGATCTTTTTCAATCTCGAACTGTTGTTCAGCCGCGATCATCTGCTTTTTAATAACAGAACGGTTTCCATAATATTCGTCAATGATTTCAGGAATGATTCCTTTCTTCTTATTTGAAAAACAAACACCGTTAGCAGCCACTGATACATTAGGACGGTCATTTTTATATTCACGATTCAGTACCATGTCCTGAGTCACGTATTCACGATCATTAGGCATATATGTTTCTGGTGACATGTTATATTGTAGCATCAAGTGAGGGTATAGAGAGTTAAGGTCAAAAGATACAACCCAAGGATGCATTCCAACTTTAGGATCTTTAACATAACCACCAACAAGATCACCAGCAATCATTCCTGGTCCGCCTTTCAGTGGAGGAACAATTTTATCTTTCATCAGTTTACGATATATGGTTGCTTCCCATATACCAACTGTACCAAACGCATCTCCGTAGTTAACACCACCGTCGTATGCAACTGTCATAACTAACGCAAGCAATCCTGTCTCTTCTTCGAGACGAGCAATCAGTTGAGTATCTTTTAAATTATAGTCAAGATATAATTGAGGATTCTCTTCCCACAATCCAGTCAATGAACCATAATCAGAGTAATCAATTTTCTTTTCACCAAGAACAACATAAGCAATATGATCTAACTTGTATGATTCTTGAGGACCGTACTTATAACCAAACTTTTTAAAACAATCCATGTAGTCGATAACAGAAACACCCATAATAGCATATGTTGAGTTAACTTTACCGAAGATCTCACGTGATCTTTGTTTGATTGATTTGTGTGGAGATAAACGCTTTGCGGTTTCTTCTCCAAGTAACGCGATGATACGAGTTACTATGTATTGAATATCAAAGTATTCAACGTTCCAACCAGTTACGACATCAGGATAATCAGTTGTCCATAGTTTCATAAAGTATTGAAGTAAAGCACGTTCACCATCAATACCATCAAACAATACGAACTGAATCTTGTCCTGAGGAATATCAGTAACTGTTTTAGTCTTGTCATAATCCTTACGACCGAGTACATAATAGATATCTTCTCGAGAACTATGATAAGCAATAGATGTAATCGGTTTATCAGCGGTGTCCATATTTGGATAACCTTCACTGATGTCAACCTCAATATCAAACGATACGATATTGACCTGAGTAACATCATAGGTAATCTTGTCTGGGTATTCTTCTTGAATAAACTGAGTTACATAATTCGTTGAACCAAACGTCTTCATACCGTGAACACCTTTGTATTCTTCGATGAAGTTCTTTGCTTCGCGCATATCACCAAACTTATGTGGAGATACAGGCAAGTGATCTTCTAACGAATGATAACCTTCTGCACCAGACTTTGGTGTATGGACATATAGCGTAGGTTGAAAAGGTACTCGATAATTAAATCGTTTACCATTTTCGTAACCTCGATGTAAAATATTGTTTCCATATCTTTCAACGGATGTATAGAATTTAGTCAATGCCATAATGCCTTTTTATATTTGAACAACCATTATATACTATTTGACAGAGAATGTCAATGGTTATTGTGCTAACTCCGAGAAGTTCTTGATTTTCTCAAACTTGAGGTTGTTCTCGAACTTTTCAGCGAACTGATCTCCACGATGTGATATCACAAAGATGTTATCATCGTTATTCAGTCCGTGTAGAGTTTCAATCAAACTTTCAATACCGACACCATCTAAGGCGCCGTCGAGAGTTTCATCAAGTATCAATAGATTAGTTGAAACAGAGGATCTTAGTTTAGCAACTGATCTCCAAGCTAACATGATTGATAGTGTGATACGTAGTTTCTCTCCTTCAGAAAAACTAGCATAGGTGAACTTGTCTCTGAACCTTGAACGAATAACTTCATTGAACTCTTCATCAAGTTGAAAGTCAACGAACAGATCAAACGCAGCAAGATACTTGTTGATGAGTTTATTAATAACAGGTATGTACTGAGAAATAATCTTTGCCTTAATACCACCATCTCGTAAAATGGTTTGAACGATATTTAGTACTTCGTGTTCATCAAGTAGTTGTGTTCGTATCTCAGTTTGTTTATCAAGTTTCTTTTGTAGATTCTCAAGTTTAGAAGTATCAACTTCATCAACTTCCTTTTGAGCATTATCAAGTTCTTTCTTGTATGCAACTAATGCATTCTTAGACATTTTGATTTCGGCTCGGATTTCAGAGATCTTAAAGTTAACTGATTGAATCTGATCTTCGATTTTTGAAATAGAACTAAGACGATCTTGGTGAGTCTTAATTGTTTCTGTTATATCAACTAAACCTTTTTCAATACCAGCTTTCTGTTGATTCTTATCTATAATCTGTTCTTGTTTGAAATCATGAGCAATACCTTGCTTACACGTTGGGCAATCATCGTTATGTTCATAGAACGATAGTTCTTTTTCAAACTGTACTCTTGTTCTTTCGAGATCAGATCGCTGTTCGGTTGCTTCTTGGAACTTTTTCTTTTCTTCTGGTTTATCAGATATATCATCATAAAGAACTTTCATAATCTCATCTTGAGTATCAATAGTACTATTCTTTGTTTCGATTTCCTCAATATGATTAGACATCTTTTCTTTGATCTTATCAACTTCAACTGTCTTAATCTTTTTGATCTCTGCATTATTTTCTTTAGCAGATTCAATATTGTTCTCAACTATTTCTATTTCGTATTTGTTATCATTAATATCAGTCTTGATACTTGACATACGTTCTTTAGCTAATGTACCCATAACAGAGAACACTTGAATATCCAATAGGTCTTCGATAATCTCACGACGTTGATATGCTCTCAATTCCATAAAAGGAATATAAGTAGCAGAACCAAGTACTACGATTTGATTGAATGCTTTAAAATTGATACCTAGAATAGAATCTTCAAGGAATGCTTGATAGTCTCGAACAGATGCATCTTGATTAATCATTGCGCCGTTCTTCCATATCTCAAAGAGATTAGGTTTGATACCACGACGAATCATATACTTATCACCACCTGCGGCAAAGTATAGTTCAACGATGAGTTCTTTATTATTAATAGAGTTAACAAGCTGAGCTTTATTAATATTTCTAAAAGGTCGACCGTATAGACCAAATACAATTGCATCAAGCAATGTACTTTTACCTGAGCCATTAGAACCTGCGATTAGCGTGCTAGGTACTTCATTAAGTGAAATAGTAGTAAATACGTTTCCTGTAGATAGTATGTTTTTATATTTAACCTTCTCAAAGTTAATTCTCATAAACTAAGCGCCTCATGATATAATTCATCAACTAATCCTTTTACCTTTGCCTTATCAACATTGGTTTCAAGACCATCAATATATTGAGACAGGATTTCAGTTGTGTCTTTTGTTTCATCAAGTATTTCATCAACACCTTCTGCATCTAAATTCATATGATCATCAACAGCTCTAACGTCAACAGCTCCACACTCTGACATACGACCCATAAACATATCATATAGATAAGCATTGGTACGATTTTGTACTATGACCTTTACATAGGTATCTTTATATTGTTCAACGTCGTAATTAGCAACAGTATCAACTGTCCAATCAGCATCATCGTAAAATACTTTATAGAATACTCTATTTGGGTTTTCAATTTTAATCATCTCTCGAGTTTCAGTATCAAATACATGGAAACCTCGACTGCCTTTATAATCAGACCAAGTCATTTCGTATGGCGATCCAAGGTACTCAACATTACCATATCTTGAAGGATGGTGAAAGTGACCAGAGAACGCAGATTCAAAATTCTTAAACACGTTCATATCAATACCATGAGTACACAACGCGCCTTTCATCATCTCAAAACCTTTTACCTCAAGGTGTCCCATCAATATATTTGCATCAGAGTTGCGTACGATCTCAAGATTCTTTTCGCCGTTCTCTTTATTTAACCAAGGCAGCATAAGGAATTTAGTTGAACCAATTTC